GAAGAACCAAAAGGCAAGGCACAAACCAACAAGAATGACGAGGAGTAACAATGGCAATTTATCTAAATAATAACGTCGGCGTTAAGTTGGCAACAGCTGCTGCGCCTACAGTACCATCTATTGACATTAGCGCATACGTATCAAGCGCAGTAATAAACAAGGTAGTAGATGAGTTAGAAATTACAGCTATGGGAGACACAGCCCATAAGTACGTGGCTGGATTAGAAAACTCAACATTTACTATTGATTTTAATAATGACTGGGCATCTAGCCAGGTTATGCAAACCTTAAATGCTGCATTTGGTACAACTTTATCAGTATCAGTTATCACTGTTAAAGGCACTGCCGTATCAGCTGCTAATCCAACTTACCAATTCTCGATATTGGTAAATAACCTAACACCACTGGGTCAGGGTGGCGTGGCTGAAATTGCAACCTCTTCAATAACATTTACAGTAAACTCCGTGGTAACAGTATCGTCATCAGTGGCGTTTTAACTAAGGAGTAACAATGGCAAAGCTAAAGATAACAAGGGCTAATGGTGATGTATCTGAGCACAAGATAACACCAGGTGTCGAGTACGCTTTCGAATTGAAGTACGGCGCTGGAATTTCTAAAGTCCTACGTGAGCACGAGAGGCAGACCGAGATATTTTGGTTGGCTTATGAATGCTTGCGTAGGTCTGGCGCACAGATACCTTTATGGGGTACTGAGTTTATTGACACTTTAGAAACTGTAGAGGTATTAGACGAAGAAAAAAAATAACACGGCGTGATTCTTTAGTTTATAGCATCGCTGCATTAAGCGTTGAAACTGGGATAGCGCCAAGTGAGTTTATTAACATGGACTCAGAAATGATTAATGCAATAGTGCAAGTGTTAAACGAAAGAGCAAAAGAGGTCAGAAATGCCAGTAGAGGTAGAGGTCGTAGGCGTTAAAGACGTTCTTAAAGGTTTAACATTTATTGATGAAGATTTATACAAGCGGGTAAAGGCTGCAGTTAATCCTTTGATGAAAATTGTTGAAGCTAAAGCCAAAGGATTTGTGCCAAGTAATAATGATGTTTTGTCTGGCTGGGCTAAACCGATTCAATCTACTGTAGATTATCGACCATTTCCTAAATATGATGAAGTCAAAGTTCGTGGTGGTATTGGATTCAAAGAAGGTAAAAATAGGCAGTTTAGTAGCGGTTACCAGGTAGAAAGTTATGTTTACAATATAAGCGCACCTGGTCGTATTTATGAAACTGCAGGTAGATTAAACCCACAAGGCCGTGCACCATTTACCACAATAAATGAAGGTGGTAGCACAATGGCATACAAGCAATCTGGTAGTTCCAAAAGTAGAAGCCGTGCTAGATCAGCCTATAATTCAAACAATCCATTCGCTGGTTACCAATTTGTTACTGATTTACCAACCCTTACATCACAGCCAAGAGTTAAAGGTGTTAGAGGACAAAGTAGCCGTAAGACTAAAGGTCGCTTAATTTACAAAGCATTTGCACAAGAGAGTGCTGGCATTTATGAAGCAATAGCAAAAGCAGTTAATGAAGTTGCAACACATTTTAATAAATCTACAGATAAGAAGGTCGCATAGTGGCCAATGTAGTCGTATCCGCAGTCAGTACCTATAATAACAAAGGGCTGAAAAAAGCCAAAAAAGAATTAACAGCATTTGAAAAACAAACCCAGGCGTTAGGTAAAACCTTTAGGCGAGTGTTTGCTTTAACAGCACTTACTGCATATAGCAAAAAAGCTATTAATGCATTTGCAGCTGATGAAAAAGCAGCCAAGTCTTTGGAGATGCAATTAAAGAATACTGGATTTGCATTTAGCGCACCAGGTGTAGAACTATACATAGCCAATTTACAGAAGGCCACAGGCGTTTTAGACGACCAGTTGAGGCCAGCGTTTCAGCAACTTTTGACAGTAACTGGCTCAATTACCAAAAGCCAAGAAGCATTAAACACAGCTCTAAATGTTGCAGCAGCTACAGGTAGATCAGTATCTGAGGTAAGTGCTGCTATTGCTAAAGGATATGCTGGACAAACATCGGCATTGTCAAGATTAGGTGCTGGATTAAGTAAAGCCACGTTAAAAACTGGCGACATGGATAAAATTTTAGGTGAGTTAAATAAGAAGTTTGCAGGCCAGGCAGCAGCTAGATTAGATACCTATGCTGGTAAAATGGATCAGTTAAGAGTTGCATCGGCTAATGCCTCTGAAATTATTGGCAAAAGTTTATTGGACTCATTATCTAATTTAAGTAGAGATGGCAATATATCAAGCCTAGCAACTCAAATTGAAGATGTTGCTACTTCAGTTGGTTATCTAATTCAAGGGGTAGGCTCTTTAACGAAAGAGTTAACTAAATTAGCAACACTTAAAATACCTACTCCTGGCGGTGGTAGTTTAATAGATTTCATTTTACGTAATACCCCAGTTGTGGGCGCTTATTACAATGCAGGTAAAAAGGCGGCAGGTGCTAGCGCAGCTAATAGACCAGCAGCAGATACACCAGCCGAAGGTCGTATCCTGGCTCAACAAAGAAGGCAAGAAGCTAAGAATTTAAGAGAAATAAATAAATTACGTACAACTGAAATTAGCAAGTTAAAAGAAAAAACTAACGTTGATAAATTAAAAGATCAGTTTGACATAGAGCGCATCGGACTAACTAAAGCGCTAAATGAAGCTACTGATGAAGAAACTAAATTACGCTTAAAAGCGCAAATAGCCATTTTAGATAATAATGATGCCATGGCTAAAAAGTTATTAGCCGAATTAGAAGCTGCAAAAGCATTAAAAGAATTAGAAGATGCTGCCAAGAAAGCAGCCACATCTTGGGGTACATTTGATCCAGCAAGATTTAGAATGGGCGAAAATAGAGATTTAGGTCAAGATGTATCTCAATTATTAGCAGCTTTAGCAGCCATGCAAGGATTATCTGCGGCCATGTTACCTATGGGTAAAACTACGCCAGCGACAAAAGCAGCTGAAACTTTGGCTTATGGTCAAACCTATTCCGATATATCAACAGGCACATTAGGTGGTGGCATTTTTGACCCAGCCAGAGTAAGAATGGGTGAAGAACGTTCATATGCTGATCTTAATATAACAATAGACACGGCTCAAAGTGGAGACAAATTTGCACAATTAATCGCTGAAAGTATACAAGTAGCAACAAAATCAGGTTTTTCTTATGGTGTTGCTGGCGGGTTATAATGACTCAGCCAACAGTTAATGCAATAATAAATTTTAGTACTGGCCCGAGTTTTGCGCAGGCATTTATAATTGGATCAGGTATTTTTGGCACAAACGTATTAGCCGATTCTGCAGCTGTAATTGTTGATGTATCTAATCAGGTAAATCGTATTGAAACCAAGCGTGGTCGTAATGCTTTAATTGATGAATTTCAAACTGGCACACTTAGTTTACGCATAGTAGATCAAAATGGTGATTTTAATCCAGAGAATCCAGCAAGTCCATATTATACATATTTGACACCTATGAAGAAAGTGCAGATAACTGCAACATATAACTCAATTACTTATCCTGTATTTTCTGGATTTATTACCAGTTATGTAACTACATATCCGAAAGAAACTGATGAGATAACTTATACAACTATACAAGCTGTAGATGCTTTTAGATTGGCTCAAAATGCTCAGATAAGTACAGTTACAGATTCAGGTGCTGGACAATTATCAGGCACAAGAATTAATAAATTGTTAAATCAAATTAGTTGGCCTGCAACTATGCGTGATATTGATGCTGGCTTGACTACTATGCAAGCAGACCCTGGCACAAATAGAACTGCTTTAGCAGCATTAACTACTGTGGCTAATAGTGAGTATGGCGCTTTATATGTGGATGCTAGCGGTTCATTTGTATTTCAAGATAGAACAGTAACTGTTAGTTCAGTGGCGGGTACACCAACTGTATTTGCTGACGATGGCTCTGGAATATCCTATGCCAACGTTGCCTGGATATTAAATGATGTGCTAATTTTTAATAAAGCCACAATAACTAGATTAGGTGGTACTGCTCAGATAGCCACAAATCAAGCAAGTATAGATAAGTACTTTCTGCATTCTTACTTTTTAAATGAGCTACTTATGGAGACCGATGCCGTAGCCTTAGATTATGCCAAGGCTTACGTGGCCAGTAGAGCGGAAACTTCTATTAGATGTGACTCTATAACCCTTGATCTAAATACGCCTAATTACACTTCAGGGATTGTGGCAGCTTTAGACCTAGATTTCTTTGATCCCATCACAGTTAAAACCACCCAGCCAGGTGGCTCTGTCCTGGAGAAAACCCTGCAGATTTTTGGCGTATCCATGACAATTACGCCGAATAGTTGGAAAACCACATTCACAACGCTAGAACCTATCATTGATGGGTTTATAATAGGCAACGTGAACTATGGCGTATTAGGTCAAAACGTTCTATCTTATTAAGGAGTAATAATGGCAACAGGATTTCCAGCAGCTACAGGTGATGTACTTAGTGCTGCTATGTTTAATGGCTTAACTTCATTTACTGTAGGTACTGCACAGACTGCAGATTATACCCCAGTACTTAATGAACAATATCAAGCATTAATTCTTATGAATAAGGCAACTGCCGTAAACTTCACAATTCCGACAAATGCCTCAGTTGCTTATCCTGTTGGCACTGTATTAACAGTATTAAACATTGGTGCTGGTACTTGCACAATTAAAGCAGTGACAAGCGGAACAACAACTGTTTTAAGTGCAGGTGGAACTGCTGCTCAACCAACACTTGCACAATATAAATCTGCGGCATGTATTAAAACTGCTACTGATACTTGGTATGTTGTTGGAGCTATTGCATAATGCTTAATGTAATAACTTCAATTTTAGCAGAACTAACATCGCCTTTATTGGTTGATTACCTTGTTGTTGCTGGCGGTGGTGGCGGTGGTTCGCAAAGAGGTGCTGGTGGTGGTGCTGGTGGTTACAGAACATCTATTGGTGGTTCTCCATTAACATTAATTAAAAGTACAAATTACACAGTTACAGTTGGTGGTGGTGGTGCTGGTGGTACTGCATCAGGTGGTAATGCAACCAGTAAAGGATCAAGCGGTTCTAATTCAGTATTTTCAACGATTACATCATCAGGTGGTGGTGGCGGTGGTTCTTATGGCGATTCGTATAAAAATGGAATAAATGGTGGTTCAGGGGGTGGTGGTTCTTATCAATCTACTGCTGGTACTGCTGGAAGCGGTAATTCAGGTGGTTATTCCCCAGTAGAAGGATATGCTGGCGGAGTTGTTGTTGCTATTTCAGGTGGTTCAGGGGGCGGTGGCGGATCCAGCGCAGTTGGTAACAATACATCTGGTGGTAATGGTGGTAATGGTGGTGCAGGTACAGCTAATTCTATTTCTGGTTCAACTGTAACTTATGCTGGTGGTGGTGGCGGATCGAGTGATTCTGGCACACAAGGTTCAGGCGGTACAGGTGGTGGTGGTTCAGGTGGTAAAGGAAACACTATTTCATCAACGGCTGGCACTGTTAATACAGGCGGTGGTGGTGGTGGTCAACTTGATGCTGGCGGTGGAGTTGGATCATCTGGCGGATCTGGAATTGTAATTCTTAAATATCCAAATACATACACAATATCAAATCCTGGTGGTGGATTAACATTATCTACGACCACAAGCGGTTCAGATAAAATTACTACAATTACAGCTGGTACTGGAAATGTGAGTTGGGCATAATGGCACATTACGCATTTTTAGATGAAAACAATATCGTTATAGAAGTAATTGTTGGTATAGATGAAACTCAGTTGATCGAAGGATTAGACCCTGAAACTTGGTATAGTAATTTTAGAGGTCAAACATGTAAAAGAACTTCATATAATGGCAATATACGTAAAAATTATGCGGGTATTGGATATACGTATGATTCTCAACGTGATGCGTTTATAGCTCCAAAACCTAATGATGAAATTGGTTTTGATGAAAATACTTGCCAGTGGATAGTACCAGAGGTGAATTTTGAAACCCTGGCTGAGTAAAGCTGCAGAGCAGTTAAGAGATCAAATTGATACCTGGTATCCAGATCGCCGCACTACCAGTGATGGGTGGATTGGTGATGCTCGTCATTCCGCCAGTAAATCGGATCATAATCCAGACTGGAGCGCAGAGGGAATTGTCAGAGCCATTGATATTGATTCTCGCTTGGATTCATCCGAGCAGCTCTCGATATATTTGGCTGACCAAATCAGGGTATGCGCCAAGACCGATAAGCGCCTATCTTACATAATCCATAATGGCTTTATTGCATCAAAAATTTTGGGCTTTAAGTGGCGTAGATATTGTGGCATAAACTTACATAAGCGACACATCCATATTAGCTTTACAAAGTTAGGCGACAAAGATAGCAAGCCGTTTGACATACCACTACTAGGGGGAAAAATATGAAGTTATCAAAAAAACACAAGGCAGCAATTAAGTCATATTTAAGAGCTGTAGCAGCTAGCGGTGTGGCGTGTGCATTAGCCATTGTTGCCGATATACACCCCGCCTATAGCGCTTTATTAGGTGCAGCAGTAGGACCATTAGTTAAAGCTCTCGATCCTAACTCTGGCTCAGAGGTTGATTACGGAATTAATGCGAAATGAGTCCGACAGAATGGGCTGGCTTTGGCGCTGGCGTTTGCGCCGTGCTGAGCGCAGGTTTCATAGGATTACGTTTTTTAGTTAAAGGCTGGTTAAACGAACTACGTCCTAATGGTGGCGCTAGCATGAAAGATCAATTAACTAGATTAGAGCAGCGTGTTGATGAGCTGTTTACTATCCTAAGTAAGCGATAATTTTATTTATGGCAACTACACGTAAACGCAAGAAAGTTAATCGGCGCAGGGTGCGACAAACACCTGAGCCATTGACAAAATTAGATCAGTTTTATATTGCCAAGCATGAGATATTTAAAGCTGCTCGCAGGGCTGGCTTTAGTGAATCTGTAGCTCTATATCTTATGGACAGCGATCACATGCCAGATTGGATAGTCGGAGATGGCGGCATAATCCCCAGCATACCAACTCCAGATGAGGAAGAAGATTAAGCGATATTTAGTTATCAGCGATCTACAAGTGCCTTATCATCACGAGGCAGCAGTTAAAAATGTTATAAAGTTAGCAAGAAAAGAAAAGTTTGACGAGGTATTGGTAGTAGGAGATGAACTTGATTTCCAAAGCATTAGTAAATGGGCTGAGGGCACACCTTTGGCTTATTCAGAAGACTTACACCTGGATCGAGAAACTTGTAAAGAAATTCTTTGGGATGTCGGCGAATACAGCTCAGAGATGCATATTATCCGCAGTAATCATACTGATCGTCTTTATAATACTTTATTAAAAGTACCAGGATTATTAAACCTACCAGAGCTGCAATATCCAGCATTTATGGGCTTTGCCGAGATGGGCATGACCTACCATCGTAAAGCTTATGAGTTTTATCCTGACTGGGTGTTATGCCATGGCGACGAAGGCAATATGAGCCAGCACGCTGGAATTACTTCATTAAATCTAGCCAAAAAATTTGGAAAATCAGTTTTGGCTGGGCATAGCCACAGGCTGGGCATGAGTGCCTATTCAGAGGGCGTAAACGGCCATTACAGGGCCTTATATGGGGTTGAGGTAGGTAATCTCATGGATCGTAGAAAAGCCTCTTATATCCGCTATAACGCCGCAAATTGGCAAATGGGCTTTGCTATCCTAGAGACTGTGGGCAAGAACCTTACTCCTACGCTTATACCCGTCAATAAGGATGGCTCATTCGTAGCCCTGGGTAAACATTACGGCTAAAAGTTATCAAATCGTTATCTAAATTAGCTCACAAATAATCCACAAAGTCCTACACAAATGTCACACTATTGCCATGCCACAAATTGTGTGCATAGAAAGTAGGGCTACATGACATTCGAAAACTTCGTATATGTCAGTA